CGCGATCCTCTGCACGCAGGTCATCCAGTACGTCGAGTGGCCGCAGGACCTCCTGCGCGCGTTCAAGCTGCGCGGGCGCCTGCTCGTGATGACCTACCCGACGAACTGGCCCGAGGTCGAGGTGGCCGACAAGCACCGGTTCACGAAGGCGGGCATGATGTGGCTGCTGGAGCACGCCGGGTTCTCCGTGCTGCGGCATCACCGCCGCGGCGCGCTGCACGATCCGGCGTTCCACTCGGGCCGTCAGAAGCGCATCACGGCCACCGGCGAGGAGTTCGCGATCGGCTACGGCGTGGTGGCCCGGGCATGACGACCACGTGGCGGTGGGCGACCATCTCGCCGGAGCTGTCCCTGACGCTGACCTTGGACTCCGACGACCCGGAGCTGATCGAGCGCGTGGAGCACAGCGCGCGCGAGAACAAGATCACCCTCCAGCGCATCGTGCCGGAGGAGCCGAGGCCACTGCCGGAGGACTACGCGGAGACGGCGCAGTGATCGGCTGGGCGCTCATCGTGTCCGGCCTCGCGCTTCTGGTCTTAGCGCTCTACCTCGCCTACGACGTGCGCCTGTGGGCGATGGACCCCGAGCGGCATGAGCTGCTCACGCAGCGGGTGCGGAGGTGGCTGGGTTGGCGCTGAGCCTGGAGCAGGAGCTGGAGGCGTTCGTCTCCGGGGCGGATTACCGGATCGCGGTTCGCGAGTACTCCGGTGCGCTCGTCGTCGAGGTGATCTACGTGCCAGCGTTCCGGGCCGTGGACATGGGCGGGCGGCTCCCGATGGTGACGAACTCCGGCGTCATCGACAGTCGGCGGATCAGCGGCTGGCGCAAGTGGAGACGCGCGCGACGCTTCGTAGTGGCGACCATCGCTGGGCATCGCGAGGTGCTCGCGGCGGGTGTGGTGCAGGTCCGATGATCGTCATCGACGTGGGCTGCGGTCGCTACGGCGGCGACTACTCCATCGAGCGCCTGATCGAGGAGTACCAGCCCACGCGGCTGTACGGCTTCGACCCGAGTATGGAGGGTGCTCGCGCCGCGGCCTTCTGGCTGCCCGCCGGGGCCGCGCCAGCGCGCGAGTACGGCTTCATCGTTCGTGGTGATGGTGATCGGCGCGACACGCTCGTGACCATCTCCGTCACCGCCGCCTGGACGCATGACGGCGAGGTGCGGTTCATGGAGGACGGCCTCAACGGGCAGGTGGGCGACGCCGAGCACTGGCCGCTCGTGCCCTGCTTCGACCTGGCTCACTTCATCGACGAGCTGCCGAACGAGGAGCTGGTGCTCAAGCTCGACGCCGAGGGCGCTGAGTACGAGCTGCTGGAGCACCTCATCGAGCGCAGCGCCGACGCGCGGCTGGCGCTCGTGCTCGTGGAGTGGCACGGCGGCGACGCGGTGCGGCGACGCATGATCGAGGAGGCGCTGACCTGCCCGGTGGAGGAGTGGCGCTGGTGAACGTCGCCGCCATCATCGTTACCCGCGGCGACCAGGACCTGGAGCCGGTGGTGGCATCGCTGCCGGAGGAGTGGGACGTGGTCATCTGGGACAACGCCCGCGAGCAGATCGACCTGTCGGTCTACGGTCGCTACGCCGCCATCGAGCGCACGGACGCCGAGCTGATCTACATCCAGGACGACGACGTGATCGTGAGCGACCCGGCGGCCCTCGTCGAACAGTGGTACGAGTCGGAGGCGATCATCCAGATGGAGCACTCGCCGAACCCGCGGGCGTTCGTTGTCTGCAACATGCCGCCCGAGTTTCGCCACGCCTTCTACGAGGAGCACGCGCTCGTGGGCTTCGGCGCGGTGTTCTATCGCCCGCTGCCGTGGGCGACCTGGGGCCGCCTGACAGCGGCTCTCGGAGACGCGGGGTTCCCGGTGGAATGGGCTTACGAGCCGAGCTTCCTGCGGACCTGCGACGTTGCCTTCACGGCGCTCAACCCGCGCGTGCTCGTGGACGTACCGAAGGAGGACCTGCCCTACGCGCACCACGAGGCGCGCATGTGGAAGCAGGCGGGCCACCACGCCGAGCGCGTGCGGATGCTCGACCTCGTTAGGCAGCTCGCATGAAGGTCGAGATCCTCTACACGGCCTGGAATCGGCTGGCCTACACCCGCACGACGTTCGAGCTGCTGCGGCGCAACACCGACTGGTCGAAGGTCACGCGTCTGACGGTCTACGACGACGGCTCCGAGGACGGCACGCGCGAGTTCCTGGAGGGCCACGAGGTCGCCGAGCTGGTCCCGGCCTACGAGGTGCGCGAGGGTGGCTGGCACTCGACCGGCGCGACCATGAACGACTTCGTGGCACTCACTGAGTCGGAGGCGTTCGTGAAGATCGACAACGACGTGTGCGTACCCTCGGGCTGGCTCGGTGTGCTGCTATCGGTCGCCTCGCGCCACCCGGGGATCGAGCTGCTGGGCATGGAGGCAGGGTGGACCGGCGCGCGCGAGCCGCGCCAGCAACGAGCCGCCTACTCCGTGACCGCGGCGAGGCACATCGGCGGCGTGGGCCTCATGCGCACCAAGGCCTTCGAGACACGCCGACCGGTGCCGCTGTCGCTCGGCAAGAACGGGCGCGCAGGCTTCACGATCTGGCAGCACCGCTACCACCTGCGCGCGGGCTGGGTGACGCCCGACCTGCCGGTGGTCCAGCTCGACCGCATCCCCGACGAGCCGTGGGCCTCGCTCGCGGCGAGCTACATCGAGGCAGGCTGGGCGCGGGCCTGGGAGCCGTACACCGACGACATGAAGGGGTGGTGGCAGTGGCTACCGAACGACCTGACGAGGGCAGCAAGGGCCTCAGCGTCAAGCAGATCGAGCAGCTCACCGACCTGATGGTGATGAAGCTCGCGTCCGCGCGCATCCTGTTCCCGCCCGAGGGTGAGCCGCAAGACCCGAGCAAGCTACTGCGCGACGAGATCATGCTGGTGATCGCGGACACGACCATCGTGCAGGCTGCGGACGATCCGGAGAAGATGCTGGAGGAGTGGGCGTCGGCATGAAGCTCATCGCCTCGGCCATCGTCCGCAACGAGACGCGCCGCTACCTGGAGCCGTGGCTCGGTCACCTGCTCACGTTCTGCGACGAGGTGCGCCTACTCGACGACGGCTCGACCGACGGCACCCGCGAGATCGCCGCGGGCTTCGACGAGGTGTACGTGCGTGCCAACCACGGCCCGGCGTTCTTCGAGGACGAGTCCGCGGCACGCAACCACCTGCTCACGTGGACCATGCAGGGCGATCCTGACTACGTGCTGTCCATCGACGCCGACGAGTTCATCGGCGACACGGAGACGCTGCGCTTCCAGCTCGGGCAGGCGGCCGCGGTCTACTCGCTCACCATGCGCGAGGTGTGGAAGATCGACGGGCTGAAGGTCGGCCTGCGTGTGGACGGACTGTGGGGCGACCGACGCTGCCCGCTGCTCTGGCGCGCACCGGCGGAACTGCGCGGCACTCGTTGGCGCATCCCGAAGCGGAAGCTGGCATGTGGGCGCGAGCCACAGGCGGTGCGAGGGCAGCGCGGCTTCGACACCGGCGTCGGTATCTACCACTTCGGCTGGACGCGCGAGGCCGACCGCACCGCGCGTGCCGAGCGGTACTTCGAGCACGACGGCGGCCGCTTCCATGCGAGCAAGCACCTTCAGTCGATCCTCTGGCCCGACGATCAGGTGGGCCTCGACTGGCAGCCCTGGCCACCCTCGATCCCGGATGCTGTCGCCGACCGTGCGCTGGCCTGAGATACCCGAGGGATCGGGCTGCGCCTTCTGGGTGCTGGTGATGCTGGCGCTGTACATCGGCATGGTGGTCGGCATACTGCTGGTCGTGAAGGCGACATGAACGAGACCCCGGCACAGGCGCGCCGAGCTGAGAAGAAGGCGGCGCGCGACGCGGAGCGCGAGCACGAGGCGAAGCTCCAGCGCCAGATCCTCGACTGGATCGAGGTCGTGAAGCCCGAGCGCGGGCACATCCTGGTCATGCGCGTACCCGACGACAGGTTCATCTGGCCGGGCACGCCCATCGAGGACGCCAGCGCCGCGCAGATGCAGACGATGCAGGCGTGCCACAAGGTGCTCGCCATCCTCATCGACGACCTCAACCGCTCGGGTACGCGCATGGGTGGCGCCGCTGTGATCGCCGACGGCATGAAGCTGGAGGACTTGCCGCCGCCGCCGCCGGAGATCCGCGAGCAGATCGCGCAGGCGCGCTCGCGCATCCTCCTGCCGCCGGGGACGAAGATCTGATCCCGGAGCCGTGGGAGTTCGCTCTACTCGCGCTGGCGGCCTTCCGCATCTGGAAGCTCGTCGGTGACGACGCCGTGCTCGACCGCCCGCGCGACGCCGTGCTGGCGCGGCTGAGCGATACCTGGGAGTACTTCATCACCTGCCCCTGGTGCGCCGGGTTCTGGATCACGCTGGCGTGGTGGGGAGCGTGGCTCGCGTGGCCCTACGAGGCCACCGTGGCGGCTGTGCCGTTCGCGCTCTCGGCGGCCGTCGGCTACCTCGGCGTGGGCATCGACCGCCTGGAGGAGTAGCCAGCCGTCGTCTGCGCGCACTATCCTCTCGGGCAGCCGACGAGAGGAGATCGACGTGGCGTGTGGGTGCGGGAAGTCCAGGGAGGAGCGGATGGCCGAGCGCCAGGAGCGGGCCGACCGCATCCGGGCAGCTCGCGCAGAGGCCTCTGCGCGGCGTGAGGAGCGCATCCAGGCGCGCCTCTCCGAGCGGCAGGCCGCGACGAAGGCGGCATAGGTGGCGACGCGAGCAGCGCGCCGTCAGCCAGACGACACGGGCATCGGACTGTTCGTACCGAGGGCGGTCACCGCCTCGGCCTCGCGGGCCTCGCTCATGCCGAAGTCCACCGGCGCGACACGGGTGCCGCAGTGGCAGCTCGACGCGCTCGCGTACTACGACCAGATCGGAGCGGTGCGCTACGCCGCTCAGCACACCGCCCGCGCGCTTGCGAAGATCCGCTGGTTCCCGGCGATCCGCGACGACAACGGCGAGGTCACCGAGTCGGACGACCCGAAGCTCGTGGCGCTGTTCGACCGGGTGCAGGACCCCGGCGGCGGCCGCACGGTGATGTTCTACACCTTCGGCGAGCTGGACTTCCTGACCGGTGAGTGCTACCTGCTGTGGACGCAGGCCGACCCGGCCGATGAGGACGCCGAGGAGACGTGGGAGATCGTCTCCATGCTGGAGATGAAGAAGCAGGGCAAGCGCGGCGAGCTGGACCTCTGGCATCGCATCTCCGCGCCGGGCCTCACGCCGCAGCAACTTCTGGAGGCCGCCGACTCGGACTTCGAGCCGGTCGGCGACAACGTGCAGGTCTACCGCTGGTGGCGCCGCCACCCGGCCTACTCGCAGATGGCCGACTCCCCGATGCGCTCCGTGCTCTCGGAGTGCGAGGAGATCGTGCGCGCCACGCACTCGATCAACGCGCGCCTCATCTCGCGCCTGGCCGGACCGGGCATCCTGGCGATCCCGCAGTCGTGGTCGCTCAAGCCACTCCAGCAGGTCGTCGGTGAGGAGAACCCGGCCGAGGATCCATTCCAGTCGCGCCTGACGCAGGCCATGATCACCGCCATCGGCAAGCCCGGCTCCGCCGAGTCGGTGGCCCCGATAGTGATCCGCGTCCCCGATCCGGTCGGCGGCGACATGTCGAAGCTGTGGTCGCTCATCAAGATCTGGAACCCGGACGAGGTCATCCGTGAGCTGGAGCTGCGCGAGAAGGCGCTCCAGCGGTTCGCGGTCGGCGTAGACATGCCGCCCGAGAAGGTCATGGGCCTGTCGCAGACGGGCACGCAGCACTGGAACGCCTGGATGATCAACGAGGACGACTGGGGCCACATCGACCCGGTGGCGCAGTCGCTCGCCGACAACCTGGCCTCCAGCTATCTGCGCCCGGCGGCGAAGGAGGACGGCTTCGCCGACTGGAAGTCCGTCTGCGTGGGCTACGACCCGGCTGCTGTCCTGACGAACCCGGACGGCTTCGCCGACGCGCTCAAGCTCTACGACGCCCGCGCGGTGGGCAAGGAGTACCTGCGCAATGCGGGCAACGCCGCTGACGAGGATGCCATGTCGGACGAGGAGCTGGCCGAGGCGCTGTTCGTGGCGACCCGCCAGGAGGTTGAAGTCTCCGGCGGCGCGATCACCGTTCCCGAGGCAGCCCGCCCGGAGATCACGCCGGTCGGACCGATAGAGCAGCCTGCTCCTACGCCGAACGGACGCCCGCCGACAGGCGAGGACACGCCGCGTGAGGCACCGTCGCCGCCGGGTGGCATGACCTCATCCGCGTTCCTGCTGCTCGGGGCCGCCGAGGCCTCGATGGAGGAGATCCGCTCGCGTGTAGGCTCGCGGCTGCGCAACCACCTGACGGGTCGGTGCCCGGAGTGTGTGGCGCAGGTGGAGGGCGTGCGCTCAGGCCTGGTGGCCGCGACGCTCGGACCCGAGATCGTGATGGAGCACGGGCCGGACCTCGTCTCACTGGCCATCGACGGCGGGCGCAACTTCACGGAGGTGGCGATCCGGCGCGGCGTCAGCCACACCCAAGCTCAGGCGCTTCAGGAGGTGCTGGAGCTGCACACCATCTCGACCATCTACGACCGCGCGCCGGATCTGCCTGCGGGCTTCCTGGGGCGGGTGAGGGCGCTCTCGGGGTCGGCATGACGCCGGACCAGCTCAACCGCATCACGGCGTCCGTGCTCGCCGATCTGGACGCCCTGGTGGAGCCGCTGGCGAAGGGCTACCGGCGGCTCCTGCGGCGTTCGGGAAGGCGCATGGCGAAGGCCCTGCGCGCTCAGGCGGTGAGCCTGACGGCCGCGATGCTGCCGCCCGACGAGGACGAGGTGGTGCCGCGCGACCTGCGCGCGCAGGTGGACAAGCTCACCGAGCGCGAGCGAACCGACCTGGTGCGGGCGCTCATCGCCGCCTACGAGGCTCACGAGATCGGCTTCGATGTCGCTCCGCGGCTCTCGGCCGAGCTGCTGGAGAAGGTGGGTGCGCATGCCACGTTCGCTGCTGACGAGGCGCTGCGCGAGGTGTACCGCGGCGTCATCGAGCGTGCCTCCCTGGAGGGTCTGTCCGTACCGCACACCGCCCGGGAGATCGTCACCGCAGTGGACGGCGTAGCGGAGTCCCGAGCGGTGGCGCTGGCGCGCACGGATCTGATCGGCCTGGCGAACGGGGCCAGTCAGTCCATCGCCACCGAGGCCTTCGCCGGGCGCGAGGACGTGCTGAAGGTCTGGCTCGCGACCGAGGACGAGCGCACGCGCGAGACGCACGTCGAGGCCAACGGGCAGGAGGTGTCGCTCAACGAGTTCTTCGACGTGGGCGGCTACTCGCTCATGTACCCCGGTGACCCGGACGGTCCCGACGAGGAGGTCATCAACTGCCGCTGCACGATCATCTACTCGGGCGGCTCAGGTGGCGGTGCCGAGGAGGGCGAGGAGGGAGGCATGACTGCTGCTGTCCGTCCGGCGGCATACTCTGCCCGCATGGATGACAACGGGGTTACCGCAGCCGTCACCATCACCGTAGAGGACGAGGCCGCCGCTCAGGAGGCCGCCGACCGCCAGCGCGTGCCCTGGGAGGGCATCCTCGCCATCGCTGGATCCCCGACGAGCGACCGCCGCTACCTGATCCCGGGTGAGATCGGCGCGCGCGATCTGCCGCTGCCGCTGGCCGCCTCGCACGACGACCAGCACGAGACGGAGACGGTGGGGCGCATCGAGGTCATCGAGCACATCCCGCTCGCCGACTTCGACCAGACAGACTGGGAGCTGCCGGAGCTGCCGGAGCAGGCCGTCGTGATCTGGGGCACGGGCACCTTCGACGGCTCGGAGGCTTCGGACGAGGCACTGCGCCAGCTGGAGAACGGCGTCGGTGTCTCGCTCGATCTGCCCATCGAGCGCCAGGCGCTCATCGACGAGGCCACCTTCGACGAGGTCGATCCGATGACGCTGCCGGAGGAGGACCTGCTGGGCATCATGTTCGGCATGGTCCCCGAGGGCTACCTGCGTGGGATCGGCG